TACCACTCGGGCTGCATCTTGCACTGGTCGACGTAGTAGCCGGGCGGCAGGTTCTCGAGGTTTTCCGCTCCTGGATCGAGGCCACCGGGCTGGATGTAAAGCTCGATGCCGTCCTCGGCCAGTTCCTGTGCCGACCTCGTGAAGATTTCGCGGTAGAGCCAGCTATCGAACTCCGGCGCGTTGCAGTCGGCGATGATGCCGTGCCAGCTAGGACCGCCTTCGCTCATGTCGGGAAAGCGGCCGGTTCGGCCCCGTCCGAAGGTGAAGACCTCGCGGGAGAGCAAATCCATTTCGTTCAGGTAGAACGCGGTGGGCTCGTAGCCGCGCATGAAGTCTTCGACGTTGTTGTCGCCGATGGCGCCGAACTCGGCCGTGAAATCGCAGACAGTGCCATCGCCCAGAAGAAAGTGCAGACGATGCCGTGCCGGTGCATTGTCGGCGCCCGTCCATTCGCCAGCAGTAGACGGGAACCGCTTGTGCCAGGAGGGAATGGTCGTCTTCCACAGTTGCCGGTAGGTGTCGCGGATGATGGCGAGCTTGAACTTGCGGACAGGGCGCTCTCCATCGCCGATGTTGATGGTTCGTCCCTTGGACGGGGCCTGCTCGCAAGCGAGGCGGACGGCCTTCATGAGGGCGGTGGTGGTCTTGCCCGACCCGATGGGGCCATTGATGATCTGGACCTTGGCGCGGGAGTTACGGAAGCGGGCACTGACGGGACCTGGGGGCCGCCAGGCGATGTTCATGCTTTCGTTCAAAGCAGTTTTTCTACCTCCGCGACAATGGCGTCCATGGGCCAGATGCCGGGTTGCTTCTGGCGAACGATCCGAACGCTATCGTACCACACCGACCTGTCTCTGGTCCCCCATTGCCAGTTGTAGGCATGAGGCAGGCAGACGACGGTGGGCTTGCCCAATGCGCCCGCCAGATGGGCGGTGGCCGTGTCCACCGTCACAATGGCATCCATCTGTGCCATGAACGAAGCGCAGTCGGCAAAATCGAAGATCTGGTCCTGAAGGTCCGTCACCAGATGTTGGGCATCGGCCTCGCGGATATCGTCGCTGCCCTTCTGAAGCGAGTAGAGCGCCACGCCGGAGAGGTTGCACAGTTCCAGCATCAGTTCGAACGGCATCGATTTCGCCAGCCCATGCAGGTACTCGTCCGTCTTCATGTGATGCCGCGTCGACTTGGCCTTCCACACAATGCCGACCTTCGCCCGCGCGCCGGGCACCGGGGGCAGGATCAGGCGATGCACAGGCTCCAGATACGGATGCCCCATCACCCCCTCGAGCCCGTGCACATGCGGCAGCGACATCACCGGCAGGCGGTAATCCGCCTCGATCTCCTCGCCAATCTGCCCGCACCCCAGCAGCCGGACCAGCGGCGCCTGGGCCACGAACCGAACCCGCTCCTCCCGCGGCAGGAACCGCCACGCCATGATCGTGTCGCCGAACCCCTGCTCGGCATGGACCAGCACCGTCCCCGGAGCCTTCCCGTCCCACAGCGGCATCGACCCGCCGCCCTCCAGCTTGTCCAGCCGCGACTCGTAATCCGCCCACCCAAGCCGCCAATTGGCGGCCATCAAATACGCCGACGCCCGCGCAAACAACCAATCCCCATTAGACGGGTCCGTCTTCAGGCACGAATCGAAACACGCAATGGCGGCATCCGGTCGGCCCATTTCCATATACGCCACGCCCGTATTAAACAGCGCCGGGATGAACTCCTTGTCGATCGCACGAGACGCCATCAACTGACCCAGCCCCTCCTCCGGCCGACCAGCACGCCGCAGCATGTTGCCCAGGTTGCTCCGCAGATCCGCACGCCCGCCATCCACCAACACCGCACGCCGGCAAGCCCCCACCGCCGCGGCCATCTTCCCGCGCTGCGCCAGGTCAACCGCAATCTGGTTCCAGATGTCCGCAAGGGAACCGCCAGTTACTTCAGCCATCCCCAGTTCCTCCCCGACCTGATCCCGTAAACCAGCGACGGCGAAACACCGTACCGCCGCGCAATCTCAGTCCCCTTGTAAGCCGCCGGAAACCCACGGATCTCGCGAACCTGATCGTCCGTCAGCTTCGACCTCGAATGCTGCGTGCCGCGGACCCCCAACTGACCAGTCCGGCCCCCACTTCGAGCCCGACCCTTCGCGACCATATCCGCCATGTTTTCTGCGTGCGTCCCACACCACAAATGCTCAATCGCACAACACGCCGGATCATCACCCCCAGGACAGTCGTGCAGCACATCCAGCCCAGCCCCCACCAGACCGTGCTCAATCTCCCAAACCAGCCGGTGCACGTACACCAGCCGCTCCCCATTCCAGATCCGCCCGTACCCCTTCTCGTTCCGCGCACCAACCCAAACCCGGCAACCCTTGCCAGGCACAAACTCCGTCCGCGCCTCAATCTTCGTCGCCAGAACCACCAAGGGAATCAACTTCGCCATGGATCGCATAATGGCAGAGGAAACCGGATCGCACAACAGTTTCCCAGATAGTGGATAAAAAAATCAGGAATGCAGTTATTGCGCGGTGAAACACGCGTGGAGGGTCGCGCGGCGGCCGAAACCGGGGTACCCCCCTCTGGAATGGTTCTAACTCAAGCGCGTCGATAGGAGCGGAATTGTCTATTAGTGGGATGATAGGGGCGCGATGCAGTGCGCGTGTGCGCTAACCCGTTGATATACAACAATAGTGCATTTGCCATAATATTGTTTTTGCGACAATGTTGTCCTTAGCGTTGTGCGATGTAGCGGCTGCTCCAACCGGGGGAGATGCGGCACCACGGTGGGAAAAACACCCTTATTCAGCCCCCGTCATCCCCATTCACTGCCTGGCTGACGGTGTCGTGAGGGTAGTCGGCCGGGGTATCGCTTGCGTGATCTTCAGCGATGGCTTGCACGATCGTAGCCTCGATGTCGTGCGCTTTGTTGGGATCGCTGAATGCCACGCTTTCGAGGGCCGTGTATTCGTCCTTATCCAACATGTTCAGCACGATGGCGCGTGTGTGTCGCATGTCGACCTGGACGGGGAGTTTTTGGCTTACGTATGGCAGAACCGTTTGAGCGGCCAGTCGTCGTTCCTGCAATGCTTCGTGCATTGAGACGCCCAGTTGCTCGGCGAGCTTGTCGGTGTCGGTGCTGGCAATCTCGAGTAGGACGGCGCGGGGATCGCGGAACGTCTCGAGCAGCTGGCTGACAGTGTAGATGTGAAAGTTCTTTCGTTCCTTGCGTGGCGCTTGTCCGCGGCCTGGTTTGGCGATGGTTGCAGGCACGCGCTTTATGGCTTGATCCATGCGGATTTGGGTCGCTGAACGAGCCATTGTGCAAGCCTTTGAGTTGATTGCCTATTTCGTCACCATTTTGTGCTGTTGCACGATATGGGTCAACCTTGCTCGCAATAGACGAAGAGTTGCGAGCTTGACCGACCATTTTTGGTGGCGTGGATCGGTCGATGGAATGGTTGCGAGCCATTCGCGGCCGGACTTGATGTGTTCGTCAAGGTCGCGGATTTGGCGGTTTGTCTTGGCTTTGGCCCAGTCGGCGCTTTTGTATTGGGGACGGGCTGCGGTTGGAATGTAGGCCCAGGTGCTGCGCACGTCGCGAGGCTTGGACCAGTCGAAGTGGCGGGCCATCTTACTGAACCTAGGCACAATTAGATCAATATCATGCCATGAAAATGGTTGGCCGCAAGTTTTTTGTCGATTGACGCAATCATGCGCTTGCAATCCCTCTCGCACAGGCGCATCTTAGCGTCATCAATAGAGGGAGCAGCACATGCAAAACCGAAAAACCATCAAAGACCAGCCCGCAATCATCGTTGGCGCGTGTCGTTTCCGCACTCAAAAGGCGGCGCAAATTGCCCGCGACAATCACGCTAAATTCAAGGCGGCGATGACGGAAAAAGGAGATACGCCCGCAGCCAAGGCTGAAGCCTTCGCTGCATTTTTTAATATCAGAGCCTAACGTCATCAACAGGGAGCTACACCATGGCCAAAACACCACTTATTTACTATCGCGCTTATCTGGAAACCGCCCACTTCAGTTTTGAAGCCTATGACGTTACCGCCGATGCGGCGCGTCGGGCGATGGTTCGGGCGATTAAGCGCCACTGTGCTCAATACAATGCGCTGCCCGCTCCCATGCTCGCCGATTACCGCGACGACATCACAGTGTCAGAAATCCGGATCGGCCGCGCTTATCGCGACTATTCCGTGATTTAACCGCCGCTGATCTACTGCGAGCCTAGGCTGCGGTCTAGGTCCACTGTAGACCAGCGTACAACCACAGGGGAACTATCATGACCAAGCCAACAGGATATGTGATCTATAACGGCCCATCGTTGATCGACGGTGCGCCCATCGTCGTCGTGGCAATCACCAAGTCGAAAAACACAAAAACCGCCAACATGCTACAGACCTATATACTGCGGTCTGACATCGATCCTCGAGACGCCAATCGAACCGGCGCCGATGCATCAATCTGCGGTACCTGCCCGCATCGCGGCACGCCTAACAACTATGT